TCGCGGATCCGCCCGACAGCAGCTTGAGTGCGCCCAAGGCTTCGATCGTCTTCACACCACCGACAGACTCGGTTGAGTGGTCATCAACCGCCCGCGTGTGGCTCTGGAACTGCTCGCGGTTGTTCAGGGCTTCAACCTCGCGCTCGATAGCCTGATCCCGGATTTTGCCATCGGTCTGGCGTAGCCAGTTGCCGTCGGCATCGACGCGCTGTTGGGCGGCTTCGCTGTGCTGCCACACCTGATCCCCCTTCGGCACCTTGGGCATGCTCAGGCCGTGCGGCAAGATCGATTGAATGTAGGGTTTGTTCGGTAGCCCGTAGGCAAAGCACACCACCACCCGCGTGCCCTCCTCCGGGAATGCATAGATGCCCATTTCCTCGCCACCGGTGGGCAGCGGCAATGGAACGCCAGTGAGCGGCGGCATGGCTGGGTCTGGTTCGTCGTCGGCGCCGAGCACTTCAATATCCACGGCATAGCGCGGGCGGAAGTCGTCGCACAGTCCGGCATCCGCCGGCGCATCGGCCACGGCGACAACTCGGGCAAATCGCGGCAAGTGATAGCCACCGGTGAGTTCGGGGAATTGGCGCTCTACAGCGCGGCGGATTGCGTCGTCCATCGGATGGCCATCTGTTCATTGGCGAGTGCCACCGTGGTGATGCGCTCGCCGTTGTTGATCATTGCACCTGGTCGCAGCCCGGGAAGGGCCGCGACCACCGCGCTCTGGTTGCCCTGGAAGCCGTCAAACAGCTCCGTGGGAATCTGCAGCGGCGCACGTGCGCCGAAAAAACTGTCGGCCCAATTGCCGGCGAACACTTCGCCGTTGCCCAACTGGTGCCAGGTGAAGTCGGGAATGCTGAACACTCGGGCCAAACTGTCCATCGCCTGGTAACCGGCGGCGAGGCTGTAGAAATACGGCGTCTTGACGCTGGCATAAGGCCGATCGGGGACACGAAAGCGCAGCCCGGTTTGTTCGCTGACCGTGGCCAACACAGCGCGCAGATCAACATGACGCAGGTTCAACGGCAACGGGTTGGCCAGCACGGCGGCCAGCTCACGGCAGAACAGCACCTGTTCGACCGCGTTGGCGGCCGTGCAGCGCTCGACGTAGCCGATGAAGTGCCGTTGCAGCGTGCCCTCGTTGTAGCCGATATCCAGCGTCACCAGCCCTTTCAGCGGCACAGGGGATTGAACTGTGAAGTTCGCCCGGCCGGGGCTGATAGCGTCCAGCCTGACGTCCTCCTTGATGAGAGCGATCGGGGCGCCGTTGATGGAAAGTATCTTGTGCAGTTTCACGTCTGCTCACTCCCAAGCCACTTATCCACACGTCCCAGCACTTTTTCGAAGCCACTCAGTGCGGGGTTGTCGTTGGTTGCGTCCCCGGCGGCGCCTTCGCCAACCGTACTGCCCGGGGCGCCCTGAGCGCCTACCTTGTTGCCGGCGCGCCGGCCTTCGACTTTCTCCGGGTTCGATTCACGTTCGCTCAGCGTGAACTGCACAAGCCAGGCTTTCAGGGTGTCCGCTTCCCGGGCACTGACGCCGTCGGAAAACTCCACCTGACGCACGCCGAAAGCTTCGGCCGTGTCGTTCACAATCCGATATAGATGTAACTGACCGCCGCCGGCGGTGGCTTCAGCCATGCGCAACAGATCCGTCAGCTGGGTTTTATCCACAAAGGGAATCATCAACGAGACAGCCAGCGTCTTAGGCTTGAAGCCTTTGTGAGCCTTGTCGGTGTTGCTGGTCTGGCCGGACATATCGCCGCTTTCAATTCGCAGGTTGGCCGTGACTTTGAGGTTCTTGCCCTGGACTTTTTGCCCGTCGAGTAACAGCGTCATAGGCCCACCAGCTCCCGCACAAAGCTCAGTCCTTCTTTGCTGCCGACCAACAGAACCCCGGCGCATTGAATCCATTCGTGGCCGGGGGCATCGCCGGCCAACAGTTCGCGACGTAGTTCGCCGGCAGTGCCCGGGCCGATCAGCCGCGCGCGCACGCTGACGTCAGGGTTTCCCCCAGCCAGTAGCTCTTTCAGGTCAGCCAATTGCTTATCTCGCCCCTGCTGCTGGGCACTCTTGCGAGCTGCCAGCGCTGCCAGATCGGCCAACGGCGAGCTGTCAGCGGCGTAGCCTTCCAGCACGGCTATCTGCCCCGCCATCGACTGTTTGGCAGCTTTGACCACCGTGCAACGCTCCAGCGGCAAACCCTGCCAGCGCGGTAGAGTTCCGGCGCCGGGGATCTCCCACTTTTCACTCTCCAGTTTCACCAGGTGTTGCGCCCGGCGCTCGGTGCGCACCAGACCAGGGATCGGCAGCAGTGCATTGAAGCGCGCCAAGCTGCTGGCCAACTGTTCCAGGCGCGTGCCCAGGAACAGGATCGACAACGCGTATTGCGGCCCAGTCGGACGCCCACTGTCGCTGGCGTCTTCCAGTTTCTTGGCGAGATGTTCCAGCGCGTTGGGCGCGGACAGAAAGCGCTGATAGCCCGCGCCCTGGCCAACGCCGCTTTGAAATGGCGTCACGACCAGGCACGCCGGAACCTGCCCCATCTGCTCGGCCAGCGCTGCACGTCCGGCCGCGATCGCGCCTTTTGCTGCACCACCGACCGGCCCCGGGTTGGTGTTGGCCAGTCCACTCAGGCCAGCCAGGCGCTGGGCGGTGCTGGCCAGTTCGCCACCGGCCAGATCCTTGGCCGCTGACAGCCCGGCCATCCACTGCGTGGCCTGCTCCGGCCAGCGCATTGTCACCGGTGCCCAGGTCATGCCGGCGGCGTCCAGGTGATGGCTTTCATTGCCTTCAGATTTTTGTCTTTCTGAGCCTTCGCCACAGCTTGGCGCAGTGTTTCCGCGTGCTGCTGTGCGGCCTGCCGGAAGCGCACCAGGTCAAGGCTGACTTTCTGCAATTGTTCGATGGTGTGCGGTAGGAAAGCCAATACCTGGTTGACGTCATAGCATGGGTAAACGTCGTCCAGGCCCAGCAGCACCTGGCCGTTTAAATTCACCTGGTCATCGATCGCGCTGCTGTACCGGTATGGCTCGCCCAATGCGCTGGAGGTAAAGCCACCGGCGATATAAGCCGTGCTGCCGGCGGCGATCGCTTGCAGTTTCTTGTCCCGAAGTGCAGCCAACACGGCGTCGATGTCATCAACCCATTCGCCATTCTTCCAGACCTGACTAGGCCCGGGCTTCTTCATGGTGAAACCCGCCGGCACCCCTTCGAAGCCTTCCAATGTTCGCGGCTCGCCGGTGTCGGTGCTGTACACCACAACACCGCCGAAGTAATCCACCAACTGCCAGGCCTTACCGTTCCACCACGCGGCTTTGTGTTCCGGAATCGCGGGCGGCTCCGCTTCGACGCATCCACCAGGAATCAAATAAACGCCTGGCTCCAGCGGCGATTCTTCAGCCTTCACGGCACCAATGAAGATACCGAGGTGATCGGTCTGGAATACGAGTTTGTCAGTCATGCTCGATCTCAATACTTGATGCAGAAAAGAAGGGCCAAGTTTCGCGGCCGGGTTTCAGCACCGCCGGCAGCGGCGACGGTTACACCGTGGGTGTGGTTACCTGCGCCACCTACGCCGACGTTGTGCGCGTGCTGGCCAGCAGCGCCAATACCGACGTTGTGTGCATGGTTGCCTTGGTAGTCAGTGCGCATAGGTCGACCGTCGGCGTTTTTACCGCCGCCGATCTCAAGTTCTGTCCATACGCTGCCGCCAGCCGGATAACCGACGTTCACACCGGCGCCGTTATCGACTACGCGAAAACCGTGGTCGTGGTTACCTTGCGCATCCGTCCAGGCGCTGTGCACGTGGTTGCCCTGCGCATCTGTCCAGGCGCCGTGCACGTGATCGCCCACGGCTGCGGCCGAGGCGCCGTGCACGTGCGAGTGGATCATCATGTCCTGATAGACGCCGAATGCACGGCCAGGATCCAGACCGCGCCCGTCGTCCCAGCCACGAGGGAACAAGCCGCGCATGTCAGGCAAGTTGAACGTGGTGGAGCCGTCGCCAGCGCCGTAGTGCGTTCCAAGCCAGGCAAAGAGTTGTGCGTTTGTGGTACGGGACACAGCCGCCCAGTTGCACTTCAGCCACCCCTGCGGCGCCCAGGACATGGCGAACGCCGCAACCATCCCAGTCATCGAATCGCCAACCTGCTTTTGTAGCTTGTTCAGGGCGGCGGTCGACGCCACGATCTGGCTGCTGTTGGTTGCTGGATCGTCGCTGATTGCGTTGGGCAGATTGCCCAGTCCGACGTCTTCTTTGGTGGTTGCCCGGGCGCGCAGCAGCGGATAGTCGCCGGTACGGGATGCGAGATATTTGATCAACGCACCGCCGACTGGCTCGGC